GATTAAAGTCGCTAGTAAAAGATATTTCAAAGTTTTATGATATTCCTTTTGCTGAAGTAAATGCTGTCACGGGCAGAATGATCTTGGAGGCGACACCTATCGCGAAGAAAAAGCATGACATTAAAGCGGGGGTTTATGCCCCTACTTTTGAAGAGGTTATGGAATATTCTGAAAGCTTGAAGAGCTTTTTGTATAAATACCCAGAAGTTAAAACACACATAGATGCTTTGCTGGGTCAGGTCAGGTCGGTTTCTAGACATGCTGGTGGTGTGGTCATCGGAGAAGATTTAGATAAGTGGATGCCTTTAGTTAATAGTGGCGGGATAAGACAAACCCCTTGGAGCGAGGGTCAAAATGTTAGACATCTTGAGCCGTTTGGCTTTATTAAATTTGATATTTTGGGTCTAGCTTCATTAAGGATGATTGAGAATGCTATTGAACATATATTAAAAAGGCATTTTTACAATCCTAATCCGACCTTTGATGATATCAAAAAGTTTTATGAGGAAAATCTACACCCAGATAAAATTGATCTTAATGACCAAAAAGTTTATAGCAACGTTTTTCAGAAAGGTAAATGGGCGGGTATATTTCAATTTACCGAGAGTGGGGCGCAAGGGTTTTGTAAAAGAGCAAAGCCTAAAAATATAATTGACATCTCTGCGATAACTTCCATCTATCGACCTGGACCGCTCAGCGCAGGAGTGGACCAAAATTATATAGAAGCTAAAAATAGTCCAAGTTCTGTGGAGTATTTGAATAATCTAGTGAGAGAAGTAACAAAGGAGACTCACGGGTTTTTAATTTTTCAAGAACAGATTGCTTTACTCGCACACAAACTCGGGAAGGGCATTTCACTTGACGAGGGCAACGCGCTGCGCAAACTACTTACTAAAAAAGGAACAGGAGATCATGAAAAGAAAAAAACAAAAATCTACGAAAAGTTCCTCGAAGGTTGTCTATCTAAGGGACTGTTACAAGGAGATGCCGAAAGACTCTGGCAAACATTCGAGTACTTTTCAGGGTATGGCTTTAATAAGTCCCACGCTGTTAGCTATAGCATTCTTAGCTATCAGTGCGCCTATCTTCTTAATTACTATCCCACAGAGTGGATGGCAGCGTTTCTCGACAAGGAACCAGAGGACCGAAAAGAACGAGCTATTAACACTGCTAAGTCAATGGGATTCAAAATTAGAAAACTAGACATTAATAGTTCAGGAACAGTTTGGGAAATTGGCGAGGATGGTAGGACCCTCATACAACCGCTGACTGCGATTAAGGGTCTAGGTGATAAAGCCATTGAACAGATTTTAAGTAATAGACCTTTTAATACAATCGACAATTTACTTTTTAATGAAAATATAATCTACAGTAAGCTTAATAAAAAAGCTTTAGATGTTTTGTGTAGGGCGGGAGCAATAGAATCACTATGTGACTCAAGGTTTGCTGGCATGAAACATCTTTGGTCATCAGCGATTGTTGATAGACCGAAGACTCCTAAAAAGCTTAAAGAAAATATAGAGTTGTATAAAGATGAGGGTGAGTTTAGCGTGGAAGAGAAGATAGCGCACCTATCGGACTTAACTGGTGTTTTCCCGATGGAACTGGTAATGAGCAAAGAGATTCTTAGAAAACTAAAAGAAAAGCATATTCCGCCAATTGCAGAGTATGACAAGGACTTAGGTCTGGTGTGGTTTGTCCCTAGAGAGATTATCAAAAGAAAGACGAAAAATGGTAAGCCGTACTGGGTTTTAAACGTCATTGACTCAACGAACACAAGTACTCGAATCCGGTGCTGGGGCGTGAACAAGAGGGATAAAATTATGCTGAATAGACCTTACGTAGGAAGCCTAGATTACGATGAGCAGTGGGGATTTTCTACTCGTGTTGTTTCTCGTAGTTTGAGGCTTATAGGATAAAAGTTATGGGTAGTAAATTTTCTAGAAAGATAAAAAGAAATAAAATGAAAAAAAAGAAGGCACAGCTTCAATTAGAAATAAAAAACAAGTTAAAGCATTTTGAAAAGTTGCCTGAATGTTGTCTAATGTGTGAAAAACCTTTCGATAAGAAGAACAAAGAAATGGTTATAAATTGGTACGTCATTGTTAGAAAGACACAGGAGACGGTTAATCTTTATTGCCCTACCTGTTGGCAACGTGCTTTGGATAACGTTAAAAAAATAGAAGAGAGGTTAAATGAAATATAAAGAAACGGTTAGCTTTGATGATGTCCTGCTGACACCTCAGTACTCTAGAATCAAAAGCAGGTCTGAAATTGATTTAAAAAACAATTTAGGGAAAAAAGAATTTTCGTTACCTATTGTTTCTAGCCCAATGGATACTGTTACTGAAGACCAAATGGCGGCTGCTTTATCAGCCCTGGGCGGTCTTGGCGTAATACACCGTTATAATTCAATAGAGGAGCAAGCAGACTTGGTTGATAAAACCTATGAGGCTATTTCTGATGATTTTGTTTGTGTTAGTGCGGATTGCGATGATTTTGATCCCGCAATAGGGGCTGCAGTGGGGATAACCGGTGATTTTCTAGAAAGGACCCACGCGCTAATTGAAGCAGGGGCGTCAATTATTTGTGTTGATGTCGCCCACGGTCACCACGTGCTTGTTAAAAAAGCGATTAAGTCACTAAAAGACAGTTTTGCAGACAAGGCTCACTTTATGGTGGGAAACGTTGCAACGCCACGGGCTTTTAAGGACTTAGTTGACTGGGGGGCAGATAGTGTAAGAGTTGGCGTCGGTGGTGGATCCATTTGTTCCACCAGAATTCAGACTGGTCATGGTTTATCAACTTTGCAGTCAATACTAGACTGTGCACCCATCAAGGGGAACACCAAACTAATAGCAGATGGTGGTATTAGAACTAGCGGTGATGCAACCAAGGCTTTAGCTGCGGGGGCAGATTTCGTGATGCTCGGGTCTTTACTGGCGGGCACAGATGAGAGCCCAGGTCAAATATATACGGCTCAGGACGACAAGCAATATAAAGTTTACAGAGGCATGGCAAGTCGAGAAGCTCAAGAAGATTGGAGAGGGAAGATAAGCTCGCTAGAGGGCATATCGACAACGATCCCCTACAAAGGGAGCGTTTACTCTATCGTGTGCTCTTTGGAAAGAGGAATCAGATCTGGATTGTCGTACTCTGGCGCACAGGACTTAGCTGAGTTTTTTAAGAAGGCTAAGTTTGCTTTGCAAACTAACGCAGGTCAAATAGAAAGCTCTACTCATATATTAAGGAGAATGTAAATGTCTGAAGTTAAAAAAGTATGTTTTGAGGAATTAGATAAGAGGCATGCGGATTTAAAAGTACGCCTCTATTACGATGGCTTAACGCAAAATGAATTTTTTAATTTAATGATTTCTGGTTATGTTGAAAAAGATGAGAATATAATAACATTTATTGAAAATTATAAAGAAGCTAGTTCAAAGCAAAGTCAAAAGAAAAGATTTAAATCTAAACAGCTTACTAAAAAGGGACGAGAGACACAGAAGCAATTTGCTCTCGGTGATACTGAGATAGAGAATATTTTTGATATGATCTCAAAGGAGCACCCGGATTTATGAAAGCTTGTAGCACATGCTGTGTGGAGAAAGAGGTTTCTTGCCCGATAGAAGAGTGTCGTCTTTGGATTGATTATGAAGAAGATCTGAATTGTTCTTTAGTTTCTATAAAAAAACACGGCAACATGACTTTACGAGAAATTGCCAGAAGGTTGAATATTAGCTTTGTTAGGGTAAAGCAAATAGAAGACAAAGCGTTGGAAAAATTGAATAGTGGTTGTAAGTTCAAATAATTACAAGAAAAACAGCTTTTTAAGTGTTTATAAACTATTTATTCTGACAATATACTATTCTTTAAAGGAGATCACTTATGTCTAAAAAACTTCTCAACGAGCACACAGTTCGTAGATTTATGAAACTCGCAGGTACGGAAGTTCTTGCATCGGACTTTGTCAAAGAGGGATCAGTCCCAGCATCTAAAAATGACTTGGATGGACAGCCGTTAACCTCTCAAGGTGGTAACGACGAATTCGGATCTTCTAAAGAATACCCAGGAACGATTAAGAAACAGCCTGTTACCGACCTGAATCTTGCACAAGGAAGCGCACCAAAGGGAAAAACCCCCGTTGATAAGGGTGGAAACAAGACCTTGATGGAGCAGCCCCCAGAAGAAGAGGTACTGGAAGAGCCAGGACCTGAGGGACCCGAG